GTGTATAGATCCGAAAAATACGTAAAGCCTGTTGAGGAAGAACAGCCGGAAAAATAGCAAAGTCTCTATTGACGGGGCGAAAAGCGAAGTGCTAAAATGAGGCCGAAGAGGTGAAACGAGTGGGCAATACAAGCAAATTCTACGTGAAAACGGACGAGCACAACTGCATTCTGGCGATAGCGCCAGTCACAGCCATTTCGCTGGAGGCCGTGGAGGATTATTTCCTCGACTGGGTGGAGGTGAGCCCGGGGCGTCTTTGCGGATGGGTAGGACAGTTGGACGTTTGCGGAATTCCTCTTTTCAAGGTGGAGAACGGCGAAATCGTTGCCCGCTCGGATGCCATGATAAGAGCGGATTTTGAGGGTGGTAAAAATGACGAATGAAGAAGTTGCAGGAAAAATCCTACAACACGACATCGAAATCAAACACCACGCCGAACAGATTTCCGCTTTGCAGGACAACCAAAAGACCCTGCAAGACATGGCAACGTCAATCGCCGTGATGGCAAAGGACCAGAAGACCCTGACGAACAAGGTCGATGCGGTGATTGCGAAGGTTGATGTACTTGAGGGCAGGCCCGGTAAACGGTGGGATGCCCTCATTACGGCCTTAATAGGTGCTCTTGTGGGCATCTTTATCGGCATCGTGATGAAAGGCGGTGTTTGATTTGGAGAAGATTGATTGGAAGAAGAAACTGACCTCCCGGAAACTGTGGATGGCAATTGCTCTTTTTGTTTCCGGCCTCGTCGCACATTGGTGTAGCGATGAGGTTGCGGCCATGGTGGCGGGCGATATTTTGCAGTTTGCCGCCGTAATTGGGTACATTTTCGGCGAAGGCCTCGTGGATGCGGCGGCAGTCAACAAAGACGTAAACCATGACTCCACAGTTGAAAATTCCGAAGACCAGTAATCCGCATCTCGCTGGCAGGTCTGCTAAAAGTAAAAGAGAGAGGAAAATAGAATGAGCGACGAATTGACTCCCATCACGAGAAAAGAAATATTCCTTGCGAAGGCTGGCGGACAGAACGTGGTCACTCCTACTCCCATCACCAGAGAGGAAACCTTCCTGCAGGCTATCATCGACAACGGCTCTGGCGGCGGCGGCGGTACTGGCGGGGGTGTGCTGGTTGTAAATGCTACAATGTCGGGAAGCACTATCGTACTTGATAAAACCTACAAAGAAATCACAAGTGTGTTTACAAGCGGCGGGAATGTAGTGATTTCTCTGCCCGACATACAGGGAAGCGAAAACTCGTTTGCGGCAGTTGTATATACAGCGTACACAGAACTTGGGTATAGAGTCGCGGCATCAGTAGGGAATAGTGCTGTGCAATTTCACGCCGCGACAGAAGACGATTATCCTGTCGTGCAGATGAATTAACCAAACTAACAAGGCTGACCACTCATATCCCAGTATAGGTTCTATATATGCAACCAAGACTCGTTAAACCCGAAAAGGGGAACACGGAAAGCAATGACACCACAGTTGACGATACCGCAGAGCGGTGACCCGTATTACAACCGCATTTCGACAGGAGGATATAACCCGTGCATTTACGGGAACCCGCAACGCAGGGTGACGGGGCTGAATGTACTCCCGAATTGCGTGGGCTACAGCGTAGGACGATTTAATTCCATCGGGAATTATGGCTACTGCAAGTACCTCGGCAACACAAATGCGGCGAACTTTGTGGACCTTGCTAAAAAGCAGGGTCTTCTCATTACAGAGACGCCAACGCTGGGAGGCGTGATGGTCTGGGACGGCGGCAAAGGAAACCTCGGCCACGTGGCCTGCGTGGAACTCCTGATGGGGAGCCGGATTATCACCAGCGAAAGCGAATACTACGGCAAAGCCTTCACCATCTACACCCGCTCCGGCAAGGACTGGAGAGACGGCTGTTACTGGATGGGGAGCAGTTATCACTACATCGGATGTATCAAGAACCCGGCTGTTGAGGACGATATGGACGAGAAAGAAATCCGAAAACTGATAAGGGAAGAATTCCACGGGCTGTTCCTTGAGGAAATGGCGGCATACCTCGAAGAGCGGCGAAACCTGCCAGCAGACGAGTATGCAAAGCCTGCGCTGGAATGGGCAAAGGAGCAGGGCATCATGGTCGGAGACGAAAACGGAAACCAGATGCCGCAGGCGTGGACAAAGCGGCAGGACCTTGCTGTCATAATGTACGCACAGGAGAAGAACCATGGATGAACGGAATATTCCGTACATAGCACACGAGGGCATGATGGCCCGGATGGAGCGCACCATTAAGCGCTTGTGGATTTTGGCGCTGGTGCTGACTGTGCTTCTTGTTGGCACAAACGTTGCGTGGCTGTGGTACGAAAGTTCTTTCGAAACGATTGAAACCACCAGAGAGATCACACAAGACGTAAACGCCGGAGACGGCGGAACTGCAATCATAAACGACGGGGTGCACGTAAATGGCACGAGTGAGACAGACGATTAGGACGACCACGCGGACCCGGCGCAGGAGAACCGGCGGAAAAAGCGGCTACAGAAAGTGCAACGTGTGTGGAGGCACAGGTCGCGTCAAGGTCAAATCATGAGGGACTACACCAACAGCGAAATTTGCGAAATCATAGACGAATACGTGCACAACGCACGAAATCGTGCTATACTAAAGCGTAGGCTGATTGACGGCATCTGTTTTGAGCCGCTGGCGGAAGAGTTTGAACTGTCCGTCCGGCAGGTGAAAAACATCGTTTACAAGGAAGAACAGCACATATTCCCGAAGTTGCCATGATGGATAGTGCTTTTTTCATAACTCCTTTCTAAAAACTATGCACGAGAATTGCACTCGGACTTCATTGTCCGGGTGCTTTTCTTTTGCCAAAATTGAGCCATGGAGGGGAACATGGCTTGGATAGAATACAACCCGAACCCTTTTTGTTCAAGAGTTGGAGATTGCTCTGTTAGGGCAGTTTGCAAAGCATTGGACGAAACATGGGAAAAATCATATGCCAGGATCGCTCTTGAGGGCTTCATAATGGGCGACATGCCGTCGAGCGACGCAGTTTGGGGAAATGTATTGATGCGGAACGGATTTCGCAGAAAAGCCATAATTTCGGACTGTCAGGACTGCTACACGGCGGAGGACTTTTGCAGGGACCACCCGGAAGGGACCTATGTGCTGGCGTTCGGCGGGCACGTTGCGACGGTCGTTGACGGAGACCTATTCGACAGTTGGAACAGCATGAAGGAAATCCCCATTTATTACTACGAATTGGAGGCGTAAACCATGGCTTGGAACAGTTATTTCCCGACGGGCTACCAGCCCATGTATTATCCGCAGGTGCAGGCACAGCCCGCTCCGCAGAACGTACCGCAGTCGCAGATGGCACAGCCGCAGACCGGGAGCAACGGTCTGACGTGGGTGCAGGGTGAGACCGGGGCAAAGTCGTACCTCGTGGCGCCGAATACAACGGTGATGCTCATGGACAGCGAGAACGACGTGTTCTACCTGAAGAGCACAGACGCCAGCGGCATGCCGATGCCCTTGAGGACATTCGAGTACAAAGAGCGAAAATCGCCCGAAAACGAGCCGAAATTATCTAGTAGGGAGAATTCCCCGGAGTACGTAACAAAATCCGAATTTGAGGCATTTAGAGGCCAAATAGAGGCATTTATGAACGCAGGTACAGGGCGGCACGAGAAGACGGAGGTGACCGAGAATGAGTAACGGCCTTTTTAATGCGCTGGGCGGCGGATTTGGCGGTCCGCTGGGCAACATGGCGCAGATGGTCCAGCAGTTTAGGCAATTCCAGAAGACCTTCAAAGGAGACCCGAGACAGCAGGTCCAGCAGATGCTCAACAGCGGGCAGGTATCGCAGGCGCAGTACGACAACGCCGTGAAGATGGCACAGCAGTTGCAGGCGATGCTGGGCGGCAAACTTTGATTTCAATTTCTGGCCGGAAACGAAATAAACACGTATAACTCAAACCACGAAAGGAGACAAACATGGCTCTTAATGATGAAGGCGGCACTGGCATCCCCGCAACGATGCTGGTAGGCCCGGCAAACTTCGCCGGAACTGGCGCAGGAATTCCTTATCCCGTTTACATGGGCGGTCAGCAGGGCGGAAACGCTGGCGGCAACGGCTGGGATAACGGCTTGTGGATTATCCTGCTGTTTATCCTGCTCGCATCCGGCAACTGGGGTGGACAGAATAACGGCTTCGGCGGTGGATACGGCGGCGCACCTATCGTCGTGAACGACGGCGGCGGCGCATCCGTACAGAGAGGATTCGACCAAGCGGCTGTTATGAGCGGCATCACGGGCGTACAGTCCGGCGTGAACAGCCTGTCCGCACAGTTATGCAACTGCTGTGGCGACATCCAGACCAGCCTGTGCAACGGATTTGCAGGCGTGAATGCAACCGTCAACGGTGGTTTTGCGAATGCTGAAACGGCGGCAAATGCGAGACAGATGGCGAACATGCAGACGGCCTTTGCGGGCCAGACGGCTATGGCGCAGGGCTTCAACAACCTCGCCAGCCAGTTTGCGGACTGTGGCTGTGAGAACAGACTTGCGTCCGCAGACCTGAAATACACCATCGCCACGGAGAACTGCGCAGACAGAGCGGCTCTGTCCGACGGCGTGCGGGACATTCTGGCAAACCAGAACGCAGGCATCCAGCGCATCCTTGACCAGATGTGCAACGACAAGATTGACGCCAAGAACGAGAAAATTGCGGACCTTGAGCGCCAGTTAACCATGGCAAATCTTGCGGCATCCCAGACTGCACAGACTGCGGCCATCCGTGCCGGACAGGTAGCGGAAATCGATGCAATGTACAACAGACTGCGTGACTGCCCTGTGCCCACGATGCCCGTTTACGGCATGACGCCCATCTTTTCCTGCAATAACAACGGCGGTTGCGGTTGCGGCGGAAACAGCGGCTTTTAGGAGGTGACCCCGATGGCAGAATTTACGTATAACCCTATCCAGTTGGTGGCGCCGGGGCAGAACGTAATCCTGAACGACAGCATCTGCTGTAACAAGGGCTACGTCCTGCACCGTGACGAAAGCGGTATTGTAATTCTCCGGGGCATCGTCAACAATCCTTGTTCCTGCTTTGCTCGTTATCAGGTAACGTTCAACGGCAATATCGCTGTGCCGGAAGACGGCACTGTTGGGCCGATAAGCATCTCGCTTGCGATTGACGGGGAACCCGTACAGACCAGCCGGGCCATCGTGACCCCGGCGGCTGTGGACGAGTATTTCAACGTCACCAGCACTGCAATAATCACGGTCCCGAAGGGCTGTTGCTTCACGGTTGCCGTGGAGAACACCAGCGAGGGCGCCACTGCGGCGGACCCGGCAACGGCAATTAACGTCCAGAACGCAAACCTGACGGTCACGAGAATAGCATAGGGAAAGGAGGACACCATGCACGGAATTTACAAAGTCGAAGAAATGCTGTGTGAAGAACTGGAGAAAATCGGCGAAAAAGACGAACTCACAGCAGGCAGTCTTGAAACCGCAGACAAACTTTCCCATGCGCTAAAGAACGTCCAGAAAATCATCGACTATTACGAAGAAATGGGCGAGGATGAAGGATACAGCAACGCAGGCGGACAGGGAGGCGGCGACATGGGTGCGAGAACCCGTGGTGGCTCTTATGCGAGAGGCGGTGGCCGGAATAGACGGTCATACAACGACGGCATGGGAAGCAGTTACGCAAGAGGCCGTGGCAGAAACGCCAACAGAGACAGCATGGGCAGATATTCCAGCCGTGGCGGTAGATACTCCAGAGAGGGCGGCTACAGCAGAGAAGACGGCATGGAAGACATGAAGATGGAACTTCAGGAACTCATGCAGGAAGCGCCGAACCAGCAGATAAGACAGCGCATGCAGGATTTAATCTCCGAACTGGACATGATGTAGCAGGAGGTGAGCACGCTTGATTGAGGAAAAAGACCTGCAACAGGCCATCACCGAATGTCAGGCCGAACGCAACCCGAATGCACACACCTGCATGAAACTGGCGGCATTCTACTACCTTTTCGACCGCATGCAAGGGCCAGCAGACAACCCTGTTGGCCCGGCTCCGGCCTATTCCTTTGCGGCAGGCCCAGAGCAACCAGCCGAAACACCTATTATGTACGACAGCGGGACAGAGTTTGCGGAGGCAATAGCCGGGAGGGACCCGGAAGACATTTGGCCCATCATGGACGAACTTATGGACGTGGTGGGAGCCATGCACCCGAAATTGTATAATGCCGTACTGCGGAAAATAGACGAACTATAACCGGGAAATCACCCCGGTTTTTTAGTGCTGAAAAAAATTTTGAAAACCTCTCAAAAAAATGTTGCAATGTGTGTTAACATGTGGCATATTATTCTTGAGCCAAGGCACAGAGGCCCGGCGGAAGGAGACAGGAAATGAAAAGAAATCAGATGGTCAAGAACTTATACGAAATTGTCGTAAAAGCAGAGACGGCAAGAGAAATTTGGGACGCATTCAGCGTATGTGGCGATTGGAACTCCGAGCATTACGAATATGGCGAAGAAATCTTCATGCAGGAATGCGAAGACGGCGTAGCCATTGAAGATGATTTTGTCAGCATCAATTGGGAGGAAATGTAGATGAAAAACTACTACGTTATCGCCGGCACTCAGCCGTACATGGGTGATCCGAAATCGTGCTATGTCAACTATTACTACGGAGAGCGTAACGGTGGATTTTATGGCGGCCCAGATGTCAGGAAGGCTCGCAGATTTGAGTGGGAGGAAATCATCGAACTCATGAAGAGAAGAAGCCAGCTCGTACAGTATGGATGCTCGATCGTTCAAATTGCCGATGTGACATTTGAAGCGCTTGAACAGAACGAAGAACTGGTTCGAAATTATAACGATCCGAATTACGCACTGCGTGGATAGGAGGAAGAAATGAAAAAGCATGAAATGTTGGCTTACATATTACAAGACGGTTGCGATGATTTCGCATATACCATTCACGGGGAAACGGTAATAGACCCACGGAACGAAGAAGAAAAAAGCATGGAAGAACAGTGGAAAGAAATATTCGAAGCAGAATATAATATATAATACAAAGCCGGGGAGCAATCCCCGGCGTATCAAAGCGTAGCGAAAGGAGAACACAAATGGGTAACAGAGCAGTAATCACAACCGTGAAAGAATGGCAGAACGACGGTATCGGAGTATACCTGCATTGGAACGGAGGCCGGGATAGCGTAGAAGCATTCCTGACCTACTGCAAGATGAAAGGCTATCGGGCGCCGGACGAGGACTGCTACGGTTGGGCAAGGCTGTGTCA